GCCACAAAAAAACGTGTTTTGAAGGGTCCGGTGTAGGTGGCAACTCGATCTGACCAGAAAAAACGACTCGACACCGCTAAGGCTCGCTACGAGAAGCAGAAGCAGCAGGGCGGGTCTTGGTCTCGTCGCCTTGCCGCAGCCGGCCGCGACATCGGGTCCATTCCGCCGCCAAAAGACAAGAAAAGGCTCGACTCCTGCCGGGAAAGTTTCCGCCTGTTTTGCGAGACATACGGGGCGGAGGCGTTCCCCCTTGCGTGGTCTGGCGACCACCTGAAGGCGATTCAGCGAATAGAGTCCGCCGTGCTGCGTGGCGAGCTCTTCGCGTTCGCTATGCCGCGAGGGTCCGGGAAAACCACGCTTTGCGAGTGGGCCTGCATCTGGGCCATGCTCTACGGACATCGCCCGTTTGTGATGCTGATCGGGTCGGATCAAGCGATTGCCGGGCAGATGCTCGACAGCATCAAAACAAACCTAGAGCAAAACGATCGACTCCTAGAGGACTTTCCTGCGGCTTGCTTTCCGATACGCGCAATGGAGGGCATCACGCGGCGAGCTCAAGGGCAGACGTGCGAGGGCGAGCCGACGCATATCGAATGGACTGCTGACCAGATTACGCTGCCGTGGATCGGCAAGGCGCCCTCGTCTGGGGCTGCTGTTCGCGTGGCTGGCATCACGGGACGCATCCGAGGCATTCGCCATACGCGGCCCGACGGGTCGACCGTTCGGCCGTCCCTAGTGCTAATAGACGACCCACAGACAGACGAAGCCGCAGCAAGTCCATCACAGGTCGCCACACGCGAGCGGATCCTCTCCGGTGCGATCCTTGGTCTCGCCGGGCCGGGGGCGAAGATCAGCGGTCTCGCAACGATCACGGTGATCCGTCCCGACGACCTGGCTGACCGCCTGCTCGACCGGGCGAAGCATCCGGCGTGGCAGGGCGAGCGGACGAAACTCGTATACGAGTGGCCGACCGCAGAGGACTTATGGAGCCAGTACGCGGAACTGCGGCGCGAGGGCCAGCGGAACGGCACTGGCACCGGGGCGGCAGACGACCACTACCGGCAGAACCAAACGGCGATGGACGCCGGTGCTCGCGTGGCGTGGCCCGAGCGAAAGAACGACGACGAACTGACGGCGATCCAGCACGCCTGGAACCTGCGGATCGACCGTGGCGAGTCGGCGTTTCTGGCGGAATACCAGAACCAACCGATCGCGGACGACATCGCGTCGGACAAGCTAGACAAGCGTTCGCTCGCCTTGCGGGCCACGACCTTGGAGCGTGGGAAAATCCCACTCGACCACCAGACGCTCACGGCGTTTGTCGACGTGCAGGAGAAACTCCTCTTCTGGCTCGTGGCTTCGTGGAATCAGTCGTTCGGCGGTCACGTCGTGGCCTACGGCACCTTCCCTGACCAGGCTTCGTCGTTCTTTGAGGCGAAGCACGCGAAGCGGACGCTCGCCCAGGCGGCGAAGGGGGCGGGCTTCGAGGCGTCGCTCCACGCGGGGCTAGAGTCGGTCTCTCAGTTGCTCATGGGCCGCGACTGGAAGCGTGAGGACGGGGCGGCGATGCGGATCTCGCAAATGCTCATTGACGCCAACTGGGGGCAGAGCACCGGGACGATCCGCACCTTCTGCCGGCGGTCAGCGTTTGCGGGGGCGATCCTGCCGAGCCACGGCAAAGGCATCGGCGCGTCGAGCCAGCCGATCGGTGAGAAGAAAAGCCGTGGCGACCGCATCGGGCTCAACTGGAAGGTCGGCCAAATCAGCGAGGGGCAGCGGTCATGCCTCTACGACACGAACTTCTACAAGACCTTCGTCGCGGCTCGCCTGCGGTTGCAGATGGGCGACCCCGAGGCTATTGCGTTCCACGCCGGGCAGCACGATCTCCTATTCGAGCACCTGACGAGCGAATACCCGGTGAGGACCGAGGCCCGTGGCCGGGTGGTCGATGAGTGGAAGATGGCGGGCCGAGATAACCACTGGCTCGACTGCCTGGTCGGCTCTGCGGTCGCGGCGTCGATTGCGGGCGTCCATCCGATTGCGACGGAGGCTGGCGGGCGGCAGCGTAAGAAGGCGGCGCTTCCCAGCGGGCCGGGCGGGAAAAAGATCATTACGCTCAAGAAGCTCGGAACTTGACAGCGTTGCCATGCTGCGAGGATGCCAAGCATCATCCTCACGACCGTTGACGGCATGGAGCCCCAAGACGCTCTCGCCATCTGCTACCGGCTCACGAAGCCGAATAGCGACTGCAACCTTGAAGTGCGGCGGATTCTCGACGGCAATGGCTCGTCGGATACGCCGATTGCTCTCTGGCACGAGGACGGAGCCTTGCTCGGATGGGCGTGCTCGCACGTCTGGAACAACCACCAGACGCTAGAGATGTTCACGGGCGAGCGGCACCGGGGGCGTGGCATAGCCACGGCGCTATCGGCGTTTCTCTTGGGTGCTGGCGTGATCGACGGCGCTGAGGAGCTCGCGGTCTTCTCGCCCGTGACGGCCGACATTGCCCGGCGGTTGGGCGTCGTGGAGGTCAGCCTCTACGAGCGTCGCGACGGGGAGTGGTCGCTGGTCTGAGGCTAGACCCCCTACGGTCTACCCCCTGTGTCGGTCTACCGTCGCTGTTATGAGCGACGAAGTATCCAACAAGCTCGCCGAGGCGGCAGTCGGCCCGAAGCGCGTCCGCACCGACGCGGGTGAGGTCGAGGCCCACGATCTCGATCAGATCATCGAGGCCGACAAGTATCTCGCGGCGAAGGCTGCGTCGACGAAGGCAAATCGCGGGCTGCGGTTCAATCGCATCATCCCTCCGGGGACTATCTGAGTGGCGTTTCTCGACCTGTTCCGAGGCAAGCAGACGCCCCGCCCTGCGGTGGTTCCGGTCGTCCGTGCGCGTTACGACGCTGCCAGTGCGGGCGACGACTACAAGCACTGGGCCAACAGCGACGCTTTCTCGGCGGATGCCGCCCTGTCGCCAACCGTGCGGCGCACTCTGCGCAACCGGGCAAGGTACGAACGCGCAAATAACTCCTACCTCGCTGGCATCTCGTCAACGCTGGCGTGCGATCTCATCGGCACCGGCCCCCGGCTGCAACTCGACACGGGCGACGCGGAAGCGGATCGGCTCGTCGAGCGGCTTTTCTTCGACTGGGGCTGGACGATCGACCTGCCCGCCAAGTTGCGGACCATGCGGGAAGCCTTGGTCGTCGACGGCGAAGCGTTCGGGCTGATGATCACGAATCCCCGGCTCGACGGCGTGACGCTGGACGTGCGGCTCGTCGAGGCCGAGATGGTGGCGACGCCGACCGAGCTCATGGCGTCGACGATCACGCCCGAGGGTAACACGGTCGACGGCGTCGAGTTCGACCAGATCGGCAACGTCGTCGCCTATCAAGTCTTGAACTTCCACCCAGGCTCAAACTTCCGCGTCAACACGCTTGAGTTTCAGCGGGTGCCGGCGGCGCAGATGGTGCATTGGTTCAAGCCCTCGCGGCCGGGCCAGCATCGCGGCGTCCCCGAGGTCGCCCCGGCTCTGAAGTTGTTCGGCCAACTCCGTCGCTACACCGAGGCGGTCATCGCCGCTGCGGAGACGGCGGCCGACCTGGCTGCGTTCATCCACAGCAACTCACCGGCTGCGGAGGTCGACGAGGTCGAGTCGTTCGCGGCTCTGGAGATCAGCAAGCGGACGCTGACCACGCTGCCCGAAGGCTGGGATATTTCGCAGTTGAAGGCCGAGCAGCCGACGAGCACCTACAAGGATTTCAAGACCGAGATCCTTAACGAAATCTTCCGGTGCCTCCAGATTCCATTCAACGTCGGGGCTCTGAATTCGTCGTCCTACAACTACGCCTCCGGTCGCATGGACCACCAGGTCTACGCGATGAATCAGCGCGTCGAGCGCGACCAGATCGAGCGGACGATGCTTGATCGTCTGCTCTCGGCGTGGGTCAACGAAGCCTCGCTCGCGGGCCTGCTGCCTGCCGGGATGCCGCCGTTCAGCGAATGGAATTGGGGCTGGGTCTGGGACGGCAAGGATCACGTCGACCCGGCGAAGGAAGCCAATGCCGCCGAGACGCGGCTTCGCACGCACACGACCACGCTCGCCGCCGAATACGCCCGTCAGGGCAAGCGGTGGGACGTTGAACTGCGGCAGCGGGCAGCCGAGATCGCTCTCCAGAAGGAGCTCGGTCTCTTCGTCGACTTCACGCCGGAAGTGAATTACGGCGGCACGCTCGACGAGAACGGCGACCCAGAGGGGGCCGACGCATGAACGAATACGACGACCT